CTTTTTTTGATACAATTTTTGTATCACTATATTCTAATCTTCTGGGTGGATGTAGTGAATATAAAGATAGAACTAAGTATTTTTGTATTAATGATAAATCACTTTTCTTGAATAATTCTTTTGTTGATTGCTTATAACCTTTTCTCTTAATTTCGTTTCCAAGTTTTCTTTGTAATTTAAGAATATCACCCCAATCAATCCAATTATCACTTTCTTTAATATTCTTATTGTGTGAAGATATTTGTTCTTGATATTTAGAATGTTCTTGTTTTAACATATCACTGTAATCATCATAAACCTTTTCATACTCATCACTAGGTTTTCTTCTTTCTTTTGGTGATAAAGCCACTAGGATAGATGCTAAATAATTCTTTTTCTTACTAGATGATTGTTCATTTACAAATTCTTTTATTTGTTTTTTCTTAGTTTTAAGAAACTTAATATTTTTAAAGTCACTCTTTGTGATTTCTCTGGCTAAGGCATTCAAGTACCTTTTGTAGATCGTTATGGTAGTATCTCTAACGCCTCTACTTTCTTGTATCGTTTTCATTAAATCGTCCATTTATTATATATATAACAAAAGAAAATAATTTTAAAATGTTTTTAAATAACAAAAAAAAAAATAATCTAATATATAAATATACAATGGAAACTTACAAATGTCGTATTTGCAAAAATAAGTATCACGAACATACAAGTGATATAGGTTCTATTCACATAAAGTCTTATGCAAAACATCTAGGGTTTTGTGGTGAGGATTGTTTTAATGAACTAAATGAAAAGGGAAAGAACTTTTATTTACTATATAGGAAGTTATTTACTGATGATCACAAAAGAAATGAGATAGATGTCCCCAATAGGTTCCTTAAAAGGGCTGATAACAAAGCAAATTAATAGAAAAATACTATAAAAATGTTGTTATAGGACAAATAATGCTTATTTAACCTGTTATACGCCTTTAATAAGGAATATAATTTAAATTATATGATATATATATAGTATATAACAATAAATAACACATAACAATAGTGAAATATTGGATATATTATTACATATAACAATAAAATATATAGAATTAATAAGTATTTAAAGAAATAAAATATATTATATATATATATAATGGAAAAACAAATCCCAAATGTTCGTGCCCTTGCTGTGGATGATACCCACATAGTCATTGCTTGTCCTTTTCACAAGAGGAAAAGAGATAGATACCATATACACGGTAGTTGTGGTAATCTATTGAATAGATGTACTCATAGATCTGGTCATTGTGACCATTGGAAGTATGGATATAATATTATAATTGATAATGAAACTGATAGAGGAACTTTTAGGAATGGTAGAATACTTAAAAGGTCTTTAAATCCTATGCATAAGTTACATATGAAGCAACTTAAAGAAGAGTTATCAAAAGATAATGTTGGTAAGCCATAATGAGAATGTAATTACTAAATGTTTATTTATATAATCAAATTATTGATAATGTGATTATATAATTAATTTATAATATTTATAAAATGCCTGAGATAGTTTTTGGGGGTGGTTTATGCAACTGTGCTTATACTCTTACTTCATACTATTACTATATATTTTATTTTTTTGTTGTTTCCACATCTTTTGGTTGCCCACTAGGTTCGGTTTGAGATTGTCTTCTTTGCGTTTGCTCCTGAGCCCCTGAGGATGAAGATGATGTAGCCATAGATTGACCTTCTCTTTCGGGCATTCTTCCACTTGCTACTGGCTGACCTCTTGAACTTCTAGTGGCTTCTTGCACTTGTGTAGTTGCTGATCTTGTGTAAGGTAATTCTTGGTATTGTCGTGGATCTGCTTCATATTGACCACTAACTACTGCTTCTAATTCTCTTTGAGGATTATACATAATTATTTCACTTCTTCTAACTATTTCCCCATCATTTAAATTCCTCATTTCATAATAATCAGGTCTAGCATCTGGATTTCTTCTAGCATCTGGGTCTTCAAATATTGGTACTTGCATATATGCATTTCCTGCATTCATTTCATTTCTTAAAAATGTTTGTAACATTATTAATTCTCTATTTACATCTTCATCTCTCATTTCACCTTCACCTCTTACTGCAAATGAAACTAATCTATCAGTGAAACCCCTTAATATATCACTATTAACCATAACTATTGGTTCAGTAAAATCCCTTAATGGTCTTTGTGGTCCTCCTAATGATTGACCTCTTACACCTACATTGAAATCCATAACAAATTTATCAATTATCATTTCAGTAAATTCCTCTGGATTACCTTCACTTTCTGCCCATAATTCATTTATTTGATCTACATAATTTTCATTATACATTCTTAATCCAATATCACGAATAGCATCTGTTGCTCTTCTATAAGACCTAGCAGGAACAAAGCCCGGTTGGTTAATTTCTCTTGCACCTAATCTTTGTCTATCAGTTCTTGAAAGTATAGGTAACCTATTTATTTGACCTTGAAATATTGCCTCTAATGTTGTTTGTAATAATCCTGATGGAATATCTCCTTTTTTACCTGCTGATTTTTCTGCTTCTTGTTCTACCTCTTCAAATAATTTACCAACTGGTTCTATATCTTCTTCTCTTAGAGCATTTGTATCTTCTCCCGCCATAGCCTGTCTTTCTGCTTGTTCCATACCTGCACTATCTTGGGTCCCTGTTGTTGCTGTTCTAACATTTGAATTTTGAATATTATTATTTATTATTTTTCTCATTCTTGCAGTATTTGCTGATGCTGTTGGAACTGCTAATGATACTTTACCTGCTATACCTAGTCCTTGTGCTATTCTATCTTCTTCTTGTAATATTTCCTGTAATTCTTGTAAATTTGGATCGGGTTTAGGTTGCTGAGCATCATTGTGACCAAATACATCTATATTAGGATTAGGCACTATTGATTGTCTTTGAACTTTATAAATAATTGTACTATTTTTTGATAATTTGGCTAATCTACCATCATTTGGATTTCTAATTTCAGTGTTAATGCACGATAGATTTCTATCTTGATTTACCATAATTGAATAATTAGAACCATATGTATATAAATATCCACCATTACTATAATTCTTCATTGCATAGAAAATACAAGGTAATGGTGTAGCACCACTTTGATAATTTCTTTCTGCAACAATATCACTATAAATCAAAAAGAAACTTGAATTTGTTAATTCTGGACTATTTTTTGCTGTTAATGGTAATGATTGAATTGCTACAATTACTTCTTGATTTTCATTAAAACCGTGTAAAAATTTAGGCACACCATTGGGCACATCTCCTTGACCCGGTGCGGGAACCTTATGGTATAAATTCAATGATGGATTAATTACACCATCAACTGAATTATTCAAGATCAATGGTTTGGTTCCTTGACCAATAGTATTTACATTTGGATTATTATAAGTATCGGGACTAAATCTATTGAATTGTCTTCCATATCTAGGAATTAAATCCTCAATAGCAAATCCTAATCTATCTAATAAACATCCTTCCCAATTGTTATCATCTGCTTTTGTACATCCTTTGATAATCTCTTGTCTATTATTTTCTGTTGCATCTAATGTTGAATTATCCCAATAATTTACAATATTTATATTTTCAGGTGGTGAATAATCAGGGGGACATAACCATACTTTAAATATTGAAACTCCACCTATTTCTGCTCTTATACCTTGATTTTGCATAGGGTCAGTGTAATTTTCTGCTGATGTTGCTCCTGTTTTTGGATTTGGTTTATTATAAACTGCATCTTTTTGTTGTCCTAATACTATTCCACATTTTTCACCTAATTGTGGGTTCGTTGCTGGTGCATTAGCAGTTGAACCATTTAAAGAAGATAAATAATTATCTGTTTGTAAATTTACAAATTCAAATCTATTTTTACTTTGATTATATTGAAATGTTGGATTATTTGCCCCCATTACTACAAAATTTGTTTGATTTTGAGCATAGGACCTGTAAATATCTATTTCACTTCCACTATTTAAATTTTTAATTTTTCTTGTGGCTTTACATTGATCACCATTCATAGGCATTATTGCGGCATTATCCATAAATGAATTACTAACACCTATTGGTAATCCCCAAGTAATACAACCAACATCCCAAGTAGATGTAACTGATACATTGAAATTAACATTATAATCATTGAAACATCTCCAAGCCAATGTATAAAATTCAGTACCATCTGGTGATGCACTTTCAGGTGTATATTTTGCTGGAACAAAAGGCAAATCTAATTCTGCTAATAAATCAATATCTAAATAAGTATTTGGTGCAATAAGCCAATCATCAGGATTTGTTAATAATTCATTTAATGTATCTGTCTGTCCTCCTACCTGATCACTAAATTGTTTTGTAGTTTTAGCCCAATTTGGGTCGTGTCTAGAATGTACATATATTCTACCTAGACCTTTGTAGGCATTCCAAGTAATATCCCAATCAAAATCTTGTTCAAATGAACCAAACATAGCATTTGAATATGCTGGACTTATCAATTCTCTTGCACCCGGTGCTGGTGCTCCTATATTAGTCAAACCTGAACCATATTGTCCCCCATCTGCGGCGGTAGGGTATCTAACCATCCAATTAGGTTGCATAGGTGATAAATTATTAGTTTTACCTTGAACAATTGCACTATCATTATCATTAGTTACACCTAGATCTACATCTACACACCAACCATTGTAGTCTGCTCTTTGTTCTTCATATGTAGCACCTGCTGTGGTTTCTTTATTTAAATATAATTCATATTCTCTCAATTGTTCTGCTAAATCAATAAATTTTTGTTTATCATAGTTTAATGTTTTAATACCTGTTGCTGGGTCAAGTGTATATGTTGGAAATTTCATATTTGTATTTATCATAAAGTATTTGATTAATTCAGTATTTATAATATAATTTTGAGCAGTTGGAACATTATTTAATACAATATTATATTTGAATTTAGTATTTATAATAACTGCTCTTCCAATATCTCTTATACCATCTGTTTGATTTGGTGGGGTTCCATTGGATACTACTTCATTCATTCTATAAACATCTAATCTCATCAAACGATCACCAAACATCATTTTATACATATTTTCATATCCCATATTCCCATATAATTGATTACATATTCTTCCATCTTTATAATAACTCCATTCAAGTTGAAGAGATGTATAAGTTCCATATTGACGAAATAGATCAGGTGCATTATCTGTATCTTCACCATATCTACCTAATCCAATTGTAGGAAAATTAAAGCCCGGTTGCAAATTAGCAGGTTGAATTTTAGTACATCCACCAAATTTACAAGGTAATATATCTGTCCAAGTGGCTGAATATGGTTGTTTCCAACTATATGTAGCATTTTCATAAATAGAAGATGGATAATATCCATATGTATTTCTAACTGGTAAAATACTAGATGATTTGAAATTTGGATTTGGATAATTAACTTCATCAGTTATAAAATTATCTTGAATTGGAATATCAGTATCAAATGGTGAAAGTGCTTCGTGTAATTTATCATTAATTTTATTTGCTAATGAATTTAAATCAGTAAATAACTCATCTGCTTCTAAAAGAATAAATGCAGTTAAAGGCATTAATTTTGGAAAAAATCCCTCATTATTTCTTCTTTGTGTTCCTAATCCAAAGTAATCATTTCTGGTAAATATATATGGTTTTCCATCACAATCCCTTCTTATGTTACCATTACGAAACCCTTGTTTATTATTATCAAAATCATATGCTGTTGTACAATTACCATTTTGAGTTGGGGCACCATATGTTGTATTTGGACTAATCCCCGCCATACCACCTACACCTGCTTGTGGTTTTCCAATACATTGCATATTTTGATAGAGTATTCTTCCGTGTTTAAAATATCCACCACCTTGAACCATACCAACTTGGTTCATATTATCAGGACAAAAGTTACCCATTTCAGTTGAACCATCTCTTTCATTTGGTATAATACCTACCATATTTCCTTGTATTAAATTACCTTGTATATTTGCTACAACTGGTTGATCTAGTGTTACTCTAAGTCTTTCACTATTTGGTCCTACAAATGTAATACCTATACATTTTGCTTCTGTTTTAATTAAGTTACCATTACTATCTTTAAAGGCAAATTGGCTACCATATTCTACATTACATTGAATATTAGGTGTTTGATTATCTTGTGCAGTTCTAATTCCCTGCTGGTCACATCCTAATACACCAAGAGGATTAGGGTCAGGTGGTGCGGCAATTACATTAGTTAAATCAAATTGTATAAATGGTGTTCCCGCCGCTAACTGAGGCACATTAGTAACTAAATTAGGTGCGGCAACTGTTCCAATATTATATTGATTAACACCATAAGCAGTGGATGGGTCTAGATCTTCAACTACTGCACCCGCTACAATTCTATGCATCAAATATCCATTAGCAAGAAAAGAGCACGGGAAATTTCCATAATAATTATTTGAACCATTTTCTCTTATAACATTACTAACTGCATTAAAAGCAGATCCATTAAATGCCCCTTCTGGTGAAATATATGGTAATCCTACACTATATGTATTATTATTGTTCATATAAAATTGAACTTCAAGTAAAACTTTATTATCACAATATGGTTTCTCAGTACCATCAACAAACACTTTATCTCCTGTAAATTCAATAACACCTTGACCACTACTATTTTTGGCTGATAATGTAGCCATTTCAACGGATACTAAATCGCCCCTTTTTAAATTAAAATTTGTATTATTAGTCCATTTTGCATTGTAGTCTGCATCTTCTTTGGTATCTACTAAACTATCGGCTCTTGAACATTCTATAAGAAAAGTTTGTGTTGTTTGATAATTTTTATTATCTTCCGCCATTATTTATTATATATAACATAGATAATAAATAATTTAAATTAATTTTATATGGTTTAACTTCCCGATACATAAATAGTACCATTCTTAATCATCATCATTCTTTCTGCTTCTACCCACATTAGGACCCTTCTTTGCTTAAAGTCCTGAGGACAATAGTCGTAAGTTAGTTCAACTTCAACGGGTGCTTTACCTACTGATGTTCCTGCACCTAATACATTATCATAAGTTCTTGAAAGATTAACTCCCATAAATCCCGCTGATCCCGTCATTGTAGTAGCACCACCATTGACCAAATCAACACTACCCGCAATGTGACCAAAAATAAATTTATCATCAGGGAATGCAACTTGGTCTAAGTTGTAATTGAGATTGGGTGCTAGACACTGACCAACAAGTGAGGTCAATCCTACATTGGCTTTAAATGGTGTATTCATAGTTTGAGAAAGTTCATTGTACAATTTACAATCCATATCAAGAGCATTAACATATAATGTTTGATTATTAATTTTAACTTGTAATGTTCTATCACCTCTTGAAGCCTGAGAGTTATAGTCACCTAAAATTGGATTACTGAAATTCTGCTTACCTGCTTGATTATAATTAGCCTGTATAGGTGTAGCAATCAATATATTTCTAATAATTTGATGATCTAGATTTAATCTACAAACTTTATTCTGTTTCTGCACTCCTGCTGGTGCATTGGCTAAACCCGGTATGAATTCCTCAATATGAATGTAATCAGTATATACTAATTCAATTCCTTTTTCAAGAGTTGATTGAATTCTATCCATTGGTGAAGGTTTGCCCGGTTGGTCATCATAATAAATGAGGTCAAGTGCTAATTTACAACTTTCTTCAACTACATTAGTTCCTGCGACCCAAGGGACACCAACATTTGGGTTTGCTTGATTTATTACACTTCTTACTCCTCTTAAATCTTCACTAAATGTGATTTCACAACTAATTCTCCCGTTCAAAAGTCCAAGAGGTAATTGAATTTGACTTAAAAAGTTAAAGAGCCATTTAAGGGGGATAGTCCATTCTGGTGTATCATCTGCTGTGGTTCCTAGTCTAAAACTACCACTTCTTGATTGTACTGAACCATTTGCATCTACAACTGTTTGAAGTGCAGTTAATCCACTATTGTATGAAGCGGCACCCGGTCTTGGGGCATCAAGCATAAACATACCTCTTTTACCTGCGGCGGACTGATCAACTTTCAATCCTGTAATACCACCTGTTTTAGTAGCATATGTGTTATTTCTAATATCTTGGTCAATAAAATACTGTTTCATATTAAGTAAGGCACCTGCTTGGTCTGTTTCGGCAAGTAGAATATTATCATAATATAAAGCGGCTCTTGAAATCAATCCCAAACTACCTGCGGTTAAACATAAATCTTGGGTTCCATTAGGTGCTGTTACTTTAAATGAAAGAAATGCATCACTGGATAAAAGACCTTTCTGGGGAAACAAGAACTTAACTTGCTGTTGTGAGAAAGCAGAAGGTTCAAGGATTTCAGTTTCTACCCTTTGGTCTTGGGCTTCCATACTAGACATACCAATTGTTTTTGTTAAATCTGGTTGCGACATTATTTATATATATTAAAGATAAAAAAAAATTAATTAATTTTTAAATTAAATTATTTATAATACAAAATAATTTAATTAATAAATGTTACTAAAATATTTAAGTGGCTACACTAATTACACCATTATTATCAAAGTTAATCATACCTCTATGTAAGAAATATGTGTAAGCAGACATAGGACTGTTACCATCTAATTTACTTTGAATTCTCATAGAGTATGGTCTTCCTTTAAATGATACTGTTGATCCATTTCCTAATGCATCGTATCTTACACCAATACCATAACAATTCTGGAAACCATTTGCTGTTAAAGCAGTGGATACACCTGTTACTGAGTTATGATGGGTATCACCATTGGCTACTGAGAAACCTTCACTATTTTCACCTGCTAATGTACTAGTTGTATTTCTAAGTGGTCTAAGTGCGGATTGGAAATATAATTGTCTTTGTGCTTCAAAAGTACTACCTGCATACTGGTTATTATTTGCGGCGGCGGTATTTCTTTGGATAACATTATTCTCATCAATCTTGAATTGAAGTGGGTAAGCCATTCCGCTACGAATGAAATCAACACCACTAATAGGTGCTAAATTAGTTTGGGGTGTTCCTGCGGCAGTTGATTTATTTAATAGAGGTGTTGTCTTGTATCCATCGTTTGCGTATGACGAGATATGTTCAGTAGGCACAAAGTTGGTGAAGGTAGATACAACTGCTGAAAGATTTGGTGAAATCTGTTGAGTGTTATCACCATTATTAACAACTGAATAGAAACTTTGGAAGGCACTAAATGGTAATGCAGAAATAGGTGGTAGTTTTCCACCTTCTGGGACACCATAGGACCCTGTTAAAGAAACTTTGGATAATTCATATCTTGAATTAACTGTGTTAGCAGTGTTACCAAATAATGCTTGAATTGATGGGGCTAACTGGATAGATATGACCATACCACCACATCCATTCTCAAATGAAAGAGGGATATTATCTCCTTGAAGGAATACACCACATAATAGAGGCATACTAACTTCAATAAATGATCTATTAGCGGACCCACTAGTATTACATACTCTTCCTTGAACTTCTTTATTACTAGTAGCACCAAATTGCTGACTTAAATAGGTTGTATAGTCTTGAAAACCCGCTCCACTGGCTATCATTGTGCTGAGAAGCCTTGGGTATGACCTACAATATTCTAATACATTATTTTGCAAATTAGACACTGTGATATTTTGAATTACGGCGGCACTCGCAATTTTATTATTTACTAAAACTTCTTGGTTACCACCACCTGCCTGATCGTTATTATTCGGGGTACCATTTAATCCATCAAATAACTGTAACCTAAAATTAAGTCTTAGGTGAGAGGTCATTAAATATAAATCGGCGGCACCAATCTGGAACTGGACCAAAGGGTTACCATTGGTGTAACTGAAAGTTGCGTTACCACTACTTTGATTTTGAGGTGCAATCTCAAATTTTTTGATTGAAGAAATCGGTTGGCTCATTTATATATATTAAAGATAAAAAAATTAAATATTATTATTTTTAAAATATTTTTGTGTAAATTCTACCATAGTAACTTGTCTGCATACCATCCCGCAGATCTAGGCTTTTTTCTGTCTTTCCTGTGTCTTTTCTTGTACAACTTCCTTCTTGCCTCTGCTGTTCCCTCTTTTACCTCTTTTTTCTTTTCTAAGAGTTGGTATGTGGGATAGTCATTGTAATTAGGGTCACCTACACTAACTAATTTTTTTAATACTTCTTTACCATCTTTTTCCTTAACCTTTTTAAAGACATCAATCTTTTTCTTAGGATTTGTTGATACTTTGACGATAACACCGTGCTTCTTAGCCTGATCACGAGTATATTGTTTAATCTTATAACTGCTCATTATATTTATATTAGATAAATATTTTTTTTCTTTCTCATCATCAAATCCTTCATCAAAATAATCTATATCATTAGAACTCATATATTATATACATTTATTTTTTATCTTTCTTAAATTTTGAAACTCTACCTTTTTTCTTTTTTTCTTCCTGTGCATCTTTTATCTCTTTCTTACTAAGTTCTTTAAATGTTGCTGGTGTTTTTTTATTTACTCTTTTGGTTGGTCTGTATAGGTCCCCTTTTCGCTGGTATCCCTTCTTGCCTCTTTGATTTTTCCAATCCTCTTTATACCACCTTGTTAGGTTTCCTTTCTTCTTATCACCACTATATGGTTTCTTTTTATCGCCATATTTTTTTTTAAATGCTAATTTGTATTCTCGTACTAAGGCACCCGATCTGTATGCGGATGCTTTATCGTACTGTTTATAAACTTTTTTCTTAATTTTCTCATACAATGCTTTATCAGTTGGGGTATTAACCATTTATAATATACATTAGAAAAATATATTATAAATATTTATTTTCACGATTTTCACATTTATATGGGTAAAGGCTTATAACTATGTGTAAAGGGTTGGATATATGTAATATCTAAACTTCATCCTATTTTACTTGTTCAAAATAAGTGTGTAAAGTGTGTAAATTAGAAATTAACGGCAATAGAACCCGGTGAGATAGTAAGAGTTCTAATATGATAAACCCAAGTATTAAGTAACTTTTCGTTAGTATTTGCACCTTGTGCTGTACTATATTCTATATTCAATCTTACATCGTTATCATTAGCATTGAAACTGTGACCTACCTTAGCCAACTGTCTTCCAATACCAAATGCTTCTTTATTCCAATTTAAGTATCTAGGGGCTGTTTTCCATCTTGATAATGCTTTTTCTAGTTCGTGTTGATGAATAGCATTCCAAGCGTGATTATTCAATTGACCTCCCACTCTTGCTACATCTACTCTTCTGTTAGGGGTAAGCCTTTGAGCAATGTTATATTGGTATGAAAGGCAGTCATCTCTAACTGGTCTAAAATTGGACAATAGTAAATTATCAACTGTACCCATAGGGAATGATAATATAGACATTGCTCTATGTTCAGTAGTGTTAAAATCAATATTAGGTCTATTAACTCTTGCATTAAGATTATCTCTATAAATATTGAAACTAGCATAATCAAGTCTTACACTTCCACTATTTACTTTCTGGATCATTGCATTAAGGTCACTTTGCTGTGCTTGAACAACTGAACAAACCATATCAACATTTCTTACTTCATAGTCTGCTGTAAAGTTACCACCAAAGACGAATACTTTGGCTCCTGCGGCGGCAACACCATTAACTGCACCAATATTAATAGGGGCAAAAGCAATAGTTACAACACCTGCGGGTGCAGTAATAGCAGTAATAGTACCTGCTGTGAATAGTCCATTATTAGCATCTTCATAACCTAATACCTGTCCAACTCTAAATGGGCAGTTATCTACTGTTGCTACTGTATTAGGTGCAACAATATTACCTACTACATCTTCTAACTCAATTTGTGCTAAATTTGCAGTATTTGCGGCAACTGCATTTTTAAGTTGAAAGAATGATCCATCGGGTCCAATATCAAAATGAACTAATTTACCCAAGTCTGTTGCATTAGGTGCAGTTGCGGCAACAACTGTATTAGGTGCTCCTGCTGTTTGAGTTGCAACACCAACTTGTGTTTGAGCCATTAGGCACCTTGCACTGTTTTCTAATGTTACTCTAATTTTCAAACCATTGGTCAAGATGCAGGGGAATGATTTATCACCATTAAGAATACCACTCATATGAAGTGGGATGCATACTTCAACTGGTCTATATGATATTGGTTGGGTAGCATTTCCTGTCCAATAAAGACTAGTTAAAAAAGTTCCTTCTATTTCACTTACACCTTCCATAAGTGTTCTAACATTCCTTAAACCCGGTGTCCTGTTGTAATGGAAACTCTGGGCTGTCCAATTATTATAGTTTTCTAATTGTTCTAAAAGTTGTGATGTTTGTCCATCATATATTTGTACTTCCCTGATTAAACTATGTGCTCCTGCTCTTGGGTCAGGTTGATGCAAACAATTTCCTGTAAGTGCAATAATAAATTTTAAATATGTTTCTCTTGGATTTAAAATAGGTACATCTTCTGGTGCAATAAAGATTTCTATAACATCTTTACTCTTATATACCGAGTTGCGATCCGTCATCACCGATTTGCCGATACAATTTGTGGTCATTTATATATAGTAAATAGAAAAAAAATTTAATTTAATTTTTAAAGTTTAATTAAATTAAATTTATGTAAAAAGTTTAAACTATTTTTAT